GAAAACGAATTTCATATTATTAAGGAGTCATGGCCATGGCAAAGAAAGCAGAAGCAGCGGTAGAAGTTGCAGACGCGGGTTTAGGGGTTATTCAAAAAGCTCAAGCAGCGTTAATAAAAAAATTACAAAAAGCTTTGGATGACGGCGCTTCAAAAGCCGACGCAAAAAAAATCGTAGGAAATGCTGCAGGAGTTGATCCTAAAAATCCAGGGACTATTGCCAAGATTAGAGCCGCAGAAAATAGGCTTGTAGATTTTGTTACCCGCCAACAAAGAACTGTAAAAGGTCAGCCTTTTAAAAAAGGCAAGGGAGGTCTTGGCAATAGATTTCAATCGCCCAAAGACATTAGAGTCAAGCGAGGCGCGGCAAGAACAATTGTTTATGGAGGTGGTGCTACCGCTTTGGGAACGGCAGGAAATGCTGCTGCTGCAAAAAAACCTACCGCAGAAGAGGTTAGAGATTCTGCAGCCAATCCTAAAGGCATCACCGCTGCAGAAAAAGCTAGGATAATGAGAGAAGCCGCAGCCCAGCTTAAAAAAAGAAAAACCGACGAAATAAAAGGTCAAGATAAAGCAAACAGTAAAGGTAAGTTGTTTAAAAAATTCCGTCCTTTCGGTGGCGTGATTGCCAGAGCCCTATTGGGTGATGACGAGAAGTTTGGCGGTGAGCGAGGAATGATTGACTTCATTCGGCTCAAGAAAAAGAAAAATAAAACGCCGACCGAAAAAGAAAAAATGGAAGTAATGATGAGGGAGGAAAAAAAATTAAGAGCAGCGGAGAAAAAAGCTGCTGCAGCTGTAGCTAAAGCTAAAGAAAAAGCCAAGGGTTTAAAGAACGGCGGCATGGCTAAAAAGCCCGTAAAGAAAAACATGGGCGGCATGATGAAGAAGAAAGGCTACGCTAATGGTGGGCCAGTCAAAGATACATCTGGTAAAGTAGACTCTCCTAGATATCGCAAGTCAGGGGAACTAGCGATGAAAAAGCTGATGAAAGACCTTGAGGCTAGAGGTGAAAAAAAAGTTCCTCGTAAAGGGCCAACTCGCCAAGATCGTCTTTCAAACGCTACAACTTATAAACGGCCCGTAAAAAGAACGCCGCCAAAAATAAATCAACCTGTAGATCCATCACTCAATTATCCACGAAAAAAACCTCCTGTCAGCACCGGCACCACGCCACGACGGAAAAGGCCGTCAGACGCGCCAGGTAGAGAGCTACAGCGCACGGGGCCAGCTCCTAAAGAGATGATGACAAGAACTCCGCCTAATCGCGTTGTTGCAAACAGTATGGCCAAGAAGGGTTACGCTAATGGAGGCATGGCTAAGAAAGGGTATGCCAATGGTGGGCCTGCCAAGAAAACAACCTCTAAGAAAACTGCTTCTCGCGGAAAGGCTAGAGGCGTAGGCGCAGCAACTCGCGGGTATGGAAAAGCCATGCGTTAATATGAATTAAACCCAGCATAAGCTGGTAGGGTGAAATGGATAATGCCTTATTTACAAAGTAATGTTCCTTACTTCAAGGCGTGGGTAAGGAGAGAGTACACGGTCAATAACGAGCGTTACCATGGTGAGTTTATTCACGCCATGGTAGTCGCCGTGACCACAATGCCCAGTAGGACTTTAAGCTTTCAAGTGATCTTTACAGGTTGTGAGTCTGATGACCAAGAAGACGGCCAAAATGTACACGGTGGCGCGATGTGGGCGAGGATGCCTATCACTGCGCTAGTTGCAGATGTGCCGTTAGAAGAGTGGCCTACAGAATTGCCACCCTATCTAGCGCAACCTTGGGACTGTATGTCTCACGACCACGCTGTTTACAAAATAGAGAGAGCCTCTCCTGCCCCATGGATTGCAAAAGTCGATGGCGAGTTCTATCCAGCCAAATATTATTTCACAGTAGACTATACTGGCAGTGAAATAGCAGACGATCCTGCTCAACATAAGCAAAGCCATATACTGGAATTGCTTGACGCTGGCGAATATACAGGCAATATAGTGGCTTTACCTAACAACAGAGTTAGAGTAACGCATCCTGCTTGGTTTGAAACCGGCGAAGGCGCACCTGACTTTAAACCAAATCAACGATCCTACAATTCAAAAGAAGATGTAGGATATGTTTGGGACACTGAGCGAGTGTTCAATAACTTGTATAGCGAGTAATGCAATGAGGAAGCCGAATGGCCATTGAGCGCGGTGTTGACGATATAGATATTGCTGAATTAGATATTGAAGATAATTCAACAGAAATTGAAATAGATCTTGATTCTGATTTAGACGATAGCTCTAACATCGACAATATCTTTGGCGATATGGAGGATGACGATAACGAAATCCTTGAAGATGGCACTATGCTGGTTGGCGTTCCTCCAGCGCCTATGATGGATGAAGGTGAGGATTTCTTTGGAAACCTTGCAGAGCTTGTTGATGATGGTGATCTTGGCCGCATTTACTCTGATTGCTTGGGTGATTTCCAAGATGACAAGTCTTCACGCAAGGAGTGGGAAGATCAGTACCGTGAGGGTCTTGAATTCCTTGGCATGAAGTTTGAGGAAAGAACAGAGCCCTTCGATGGCGCGTCAGGCATTATTCATCCGCTACTCGCAGAGTCTGTTACCCAGTTTCAAGCACAAGCCTACAAAGAACTACTCCCATCTGGCGGTCCTGTTAAGACACAAGTAGTGGGCATGATGACCCCTGGGGCTGATCTTCAGGCAGCAAGAGTTCAGGAGTTCATGAATTACCAGATCACACAGGTAATGAAAGAATATGACCCTGAAACAGACCAAATGCTTTTCTATCTGCCATTGTCAGGTAGCGCCTTTAGGAAGGTACACTTCGATCAAAGCCTAGATCGTCCTGTATCAAGGTTTATTCCTTCTGAAAAGCTGGTTGTACCTTATGGCGCTTCTAGCCTAGATAGCGCAACAAGAATTACTCACATCATTGATATGTCACAAAATGATGTGAAGAAAATGCAGCAATCAGGCTTCTACAAAAAATCAGATATATCCTATTCTTCAGGCGGATCTTACGGTGATGATGGCATTACTGAAGAGATTGATGAGCTTCAAGGCGTTAAGCCTTCAGGAGGCTCAGGATCTGATGAGTGTGAAGTTCTTGAGATGCATATTGATCTTGACCTTCCTGGGTTTGAAGACCTAGATGATGAGGGCGAAGAGACAGGAATTAAGCTGCCGTACATTGTTACGCTTGTTCCTAAGCAGTCTGCCATCTTATCTATTCGTAGAAACTACAACCAAGAAGACATTCTACGAAAAAGAATAGATTACTTTGTTCATTACAAGTTTCTGCCCGGATTAGGTTTCTACGGCTTTGGCTTGACGCATATGATTGGGGGCTTGTCGAGAGGTGCTACCTCAATACTCAGGCAACTGATCGATGCAGGTACGCTGGCTAACCTCCCTGGTGGATTTAAAGCCAGAGGCATTAGAATCAGAGATGACGATGTGCCTATTCAGCCGGGTGAGTTCAGAGATATGGACGCGCCAGGTGGGTCTTTGCGGGATGCGTTAATGCCTCTGCCGTTTAAAGAGCCAAGTGCCACGATGGTTACCCTGTTAGGTATGTTGGTTGACGCAGGCAGAAGGTTTGCATCAATTGGCGATACTCAGGTAGGTGATGGTAATGCTGAAGCGCCTGTAGGAACGACAGTCGCATTGCTTGAGCGCGGTAGTCGCGTGATGAGTGCAATCCATAAGCGATTGCATTACTCCCAGCGAATAGAATTTAATCTGTTGGCAGATTTGTTCAAAGACTATCTGCCTCCGCAGTATCCGTACATGACAGCTAATGGTGATCAAAGCGTTAAGCAGTCTGACTTTGATGATCGAATAGATATTATTCCTGTAAGTGATCCCAACATTTTCTCTATGAGTCAGCGCGTCATGATGTCTCAGGAAATGCTAAGGATGGTACAGGCAAATCCTGAAGTTCATGGGCCAATGGGTATATACAATGCGTATAAGCGCATGTATGAATCGATGGGTGTACAGCAGATAGATCAAATACTGCCTCCACCCCCACCACCCCCGCAACCACAGCCTGTTGCATCAGCGATGGAGAATTCAGCATTTGCAGCTATGCAGCCTGCTACGCCTTTCCCTGATCAGGACCATCAGGCACATATTGCAGTACACATGGCATTTTATAATTCTGCTATTTGTCAGACAAACCCTCAGATACAAGGGCTGGTGCAATCGCATGTATACGCTCATATCGATATGATGGCGAGACAGCAGGCGCAACAAGATCCTCAGATCATGCAGATGCAACAACAGATGCAACAGATGCAGCAGATGCAACCACCACAAGGAATGCCGGGAATGCCACCACAAGGAATGGCTCCTCCGCAGGGTATGGCTCCTCCACAAGGAATGCCACCGCAGGGTATGCCACCCGGAATGCCTCAAGGTGCTCCCCCTCAACCAAATCCTATGATGCAGCAGATGAACGCAATGCTTGAAACAAAGGTTGCTCAGATTACCGCACAGCTAGTTTCTCAGATTGCGCCTGCGTTTGAGGCCAAGAAAGATGAAGATCCTTTAATTGATCTAAGGCGAAAAGAGCTTGATATCAAGTCTTCAGATCTTGATCGTAAGGCAGAAGAAGCTGACAAGCGACTTGATTTAGATAAAGATCGTATAGACGCGCAAAGAGATTTAGCTGGAGACAGGATAGATACTCAGCTTGATATTGCAGATATGAAAGATCAAATTGCAAAAGAAAGATTAGATTTGCAAGAAAAAATACAAATGGGTAATCTTGCAGAAAAGATGACTAAAAACATTGGCGATATATTCGGAGGCAGGTAATGTCCAACAAAGTAGAGAAAGACGGATTTACAATAAAAGGCCAAGGCAAAGTTAGCTACGGAAAAGCAAAGATTGAAAAGACAGATGCTTCTTCTAAGCCGGGCATGGGCAAAGGTAAATCCCGTGGTGGTGGTGCAGCACTTCGTGGCACAAAGTTTGAAGGTGTATTTTAATGACCGTCTATACTCCTAGTTTATCTGAGCAGCTTGAAAGACTATCTAATCCTCCTTACGGAGATAGGTCAAGTTCTCCTTACGGAGATAGGTCAAGACCAATGCCTACAAGACCTCGCCAGCCTGACATGAGAAGAATGCCTGAGCCAGAACCTATGGGACCAAGAGGTCCAATCATGAGTGAGATGCCTCCGAGGCCACGTATGCCAGATGAGGGCGGTGATCGGTCAGACATGATGAGGCGCATGATGGAAATGTTTAGATCACAAAAAGATGCTGAACAAAGACCTCAACGCAGAGGCCCAAGTCGGAAAGATCGAAGGCAAAATGATCTTATCTACGACATGCCAAAGATGCGTCCTAGAATGCCTATGTATCAACCTTATAAAGAATCAGAAATGATTCCTTATGAGCGAGAAGATGTTCGGATGTATGCTGAACCACCTCGCGCACCAATGATGATGAGCAATGGCGGTAGCGCATGGAGAGGTTCTCTTCCACAGGGTTATGAGGCCGATGAAGAGCTAAGAGCCCAAGCGTTAGCTGACCTTGATGCTGGTGCTGACATCGATGGCGATAGACAGATATCAGATGAGGAGCTTTATAACTGGCGACCTTCTGATTCTCGATATGGGACAAACCCAAACAATCGTGTAAATCGTGATCAATCATATAGCCAAGCAGCGTTAGACACTTTGCGTAGAAAAGGTGCTGATATGGGTGATGATGGTATCTTCTCTGAAGATGAATTCTGGAAATTCGATGCGGCTAGACAGAAAAATGAAGGCCAAAATTATGGCGGCGCTACTTTAGAAGGGGAGTTTAACTATCAAGATCCTTCTACATGGAATGCTCCACCTAGTATGCCTGAGCGTATGCCTATGCCTCCGTCACAAACAACGTATGTTCCTGAGCCAGCAAGGAACCCATATGTCTTCGGAGGGTATGGATCTCCACCCCCGCAGTATGCAGGAATGGCTGATCCCCGGATGACTAATATTGTCGGAATGGCTCCCCCATCTTACTATGGCGGGGCAGAAGAATAGCTAAATGGATTCAGTAAACTTAGCAAACTTTATACATGAAAAGATAAAGCAACTTGAAGGCGACAGAGTCGAGTATGTTTCAAGTGGCAATATTAAAAACATGGAGGATTATCGGTTCGTGATGGGTGAATTATCGGCGCTTCGCACCCTGCGCGATGAACTTAGGAAGGCGCTGCAAAGTGAAGGAGATTTCGATGAATGATCTGGCAACAGACATAGTCGCACAACCGTCTTTAAAAGACGCATATGTACCAGAAACAAGCAAAATTTTAGATCCAACTGTACTGGATAAATCACTAGTGGAAAGAATGCCTACTCCTTCTGGGTGGCGTTTGCTGGTGTTACCTTACAAAGGGAAAGGAAAAACCGATGCTGGCATTCTGTTAACCAAACAGACTACTGACAGAGAAAGCTTGGCGACTGTTGTTGCTTATGTGCTCAAGGTCGGCCCTATTGCATATCAAGATGAAAGCAAGTTTGCTGGAGAAGCTTGGTGCAAAGAAGGCGATTGGGTATTAATAGGCAGATACGCTGGCGCTCGTTTTTCTTTAGAAGATGATGCTGAAGTACGAATCATTAATGATGATGAAGTTATTGGCACCATTTTAGATCCTAATGATATTAAGGCTTTGTGAGGTAGGTTATGACAGAAGAAACTTTAAGCGATGCTCTCGCTAACTTAAATGATGACAACATAGATAAAGCAGCAATTCCCGAAGGGAGAAGAGCCGCTATTGAAGAACCTCAAGAGGAGTCTACTTTTATAGACTTAACTGACGAGGATGTTGGAGAAGTTGCCCCTATTTCTAATGACAAAGTTCGTGAGGACTTTGGCGAAGGTGCTTTGGGTAACGATGATCAAGAGTTAAGCGAAGCAGAAAAAGAAGCAAAGAAAGCTCAAGGCCGTATCAATCAAGCTGTTAAACAAGCTAAAGATTGGCAGCGGAGAGAGCTTCAAGCTTTGCAATACGCCAAGCAGTTGCAAGAAGAAAACAAAAAGTTATCTTCTCAAATGCAGCTAACTAGCCAGACAACAGCCGATGAAAATTTAAAAATTTCAAAAAGCTAT